CCGGCAGCGACATTGAACGGCATGTTCAAACAACGTGCGATTTCGTTAAGAATCTCACGCTTGAACTCGGCGTATGTGGTCGCCGGTTGCTCAGCGTGCATCTGAGCCATCTTCCAACCGCCTGGCATCGTTAGGAGCGCTCGCTTCTCCAGTTCGATCGGCTCGAACGGTTCGGCTGCATCGGCTTCGCCACCTGCCGGCGCATCGGTGTAGAGTATCCCAGCGAAGTCTGCCGCTGTCTCTGCAGCCGCCAATACAGCCAGCGTGAATCGTCGTAGTTGTGCAAATAGCGGCAGGGCTGGCGTTATGTCGGGAATACCTCGAATCTGCCCTGGCCGATCGCTTCGGAAATAGTGAAGGATCGAACTGGCATCGATGGTGTCATAGTTCTCGGTCAACGAGAAAGCGTCATCGCCCGGATGTCCTCGGAGAACATCGTAAGAGATTGGATTTCCATGCTCATCAAATCGAATGCCATCGAGGTAGCGATAACTGTCGAGTGCCAAGATGGGCGATGTGACTTGTTCGGCTTCGACGAGCTTCAAATCGAGTTGAACCGGAGAGTCGACTCTTGGGTTACTGGTCAGCAAGCCAAAAGATTCACCATCGGAAACGCGAGCGAGCCGCATCGTGCGTAGCTTTTCTGCCAAGCCAGCCGCATCAGCCCAAGCGAAGAACTCTTGCTCAACAAAGCGGTTTGCGAATGCATCCGCAGTCAGCATCTGCAATCGAGGTCCGGTACCAACACAGTCGTTGGCAAGAGTCAGCGAAATACCGCGGGCATAAGAGTTGTTCGCGACCTCGTAACGCGAACGGTTGCGTAGCGTGCGGCGTACTTCAGGGCTGTTGGCCGCGCTGGCCGAAAGTCCGTCTGCGGCTGCCCAGTGGCGAACGTTGTCGATCGTGGTGGTCGCAGCGTCGTAGCGCCCCAGCATTCTCACTAACGACCAGGGGTGTCGGGCCGAGCGTCCACGGACGAGCGACCGATCTTTACGATCGCCGTTCTTGCTCAGAATCCCTGACAACAATTTAAACATCCGTGAATCAATCCCTTCTGTTAAACCCGACACCCCTGCCTATAGAAACAAGCTCAATCAAGCGCGAACGGTTAGTCGGCACCTGGTGGCACGAGCTTGTTAAATCGAAGGCCACGCTTCGGCTTAGAGGCGGCCGCCTTGGACGCCAGATACTTGTCAGCAGCAATCTGCTCGGTGAGCTTGTGCTGCTCGACGCTTCCGGCATCTCCCGATGCCTTAGCGGGTGCTTTCGCACTCTCGCGAATCGTCTCTTGCAAGTTATCTGACATGCTATCGGCCTACCTAAGAATGAAGACGTGGACTTCTATCTGTAGGAATACCCGGTTCACATGTAGATTGACGGACGAACCAGAAGATTTTTTTTGATTCAATCTTGGAGAGCTATTTGCTCCGGCGTCGCTTTTGCATTTCAGTAAAGCTCATTCGTCCCTTACGGACTTCAGCTTTACCTTCGATGCCTGGAAGAATCACTCCTTGCATGGATGCCGCGACCGCAGAACCAACCAAACAGTCGAACCAGTGGTTGTCGGGCTGCTCCGGGCGCTGCTTCCACTCATCAACGCTCCGTCCGCGAGCCTCGGTTTTGATGAAGTACTCGGAAGTTAGGTGCTCGCCGAGCATGCGATGCGTTTCGGCGTTCGTACCAAAGAGCGAGAGGCAACCGCGATCACCCATCGAAACACGAAGCCGAGCGTTGATAAACGACTTCCACCAGTTGGTATCGTAGACCACATGTCGTATGGCTCGTTTGCCATGTACGTTCGGGATACGCCAGTTGAGTCCTACGCGATCACCTGGCCGGCGACGATACTCGCTAAACGGCAAGCTCGAAGCGCCGACGAACCGACCGTGGCTAGGAATGATCACAGCGGCGTGCTTGGACTGCCGGCAGAATTGGTAGACCACATCTGTCGATTGCCCCCAGTTAGCATCGATCAAGCAGCGTCCAATGCGCATCGCTGCACCATCGTCTCGTTGCCACTCGCGATCGAGCAGTTTCGATGTCAGCGATTCGAGGCCGGCGTAGATCGATCCCTCGAGTCCGGTTCCAGTCGCTTCGGAGCTCAGCGTCTGGCGAGCCTCGCGCAGCGTGAAGTACGGACGCTGCTGGTCAGGGTAGCAACCATAGTCAATCACATAACCGGTGAAATCATCCTCCCACGCAGCGACCACATAGAAGAGTAGCTTCTGCTGGACGTCGATGAATGCAGTGAGATGATTCGCGCCGATCGAGACCAACCCGCGTTCCATGCGGTTGAATTTGCTGGCGACCTCTTCGGGTTTGAGCATCCCATCGACAACCGTCTCCGCCGGCAGAGGCTGGTTTTGATATTCGGCGAAGAACGCTGCTTCGTCTTGCAATTTGAGGTTCATTGCGTGTTGGATCGCGGAGAGTTCGTCGTAGTTGAACCGCTCTTGCCAAGCGATAACGGCACCCTCGTCCATCGCGGCTTGGTTCTGACGATAGAACTCGGTGGCAGCTTCACCACCATCACCGCCACGCATCCCTTCGGCGCGGATTTCGGCGTAACGTTCCCATAGCGTTTCGTTCTTGGGGAACGCATAAACCATTTTGGTGCGTTCGCCATTCCATTCCGGATGGCGATTGCGATCGAGGATATTGTCGGCCATATCACCCGGGCGAATTACGGTGCAGGGCATGATGCCCGAGATCTTCTTGCCCGGCCCGGCCAAGCCAAGCACCGCGCCGGCGAGTATGCTTTCGCGATTCGCACATTGCGAGAGCGAACGAGCACTTTCATCCGTTTGCGGGTCATCCAGTACCACGAGACTTGGACGCACTGTTCTACCGTCAGGACGCTTGAACTTCATACCTCGGATGCGGCCAGTTAGGCCGGCGACCTTGATGATCGCACCGCTAGCGCTGCTACCCTCGATCGTTGGCAAGACGACTTCTTTTGCTGTCCATCCAATCTGAGTGCGTTTCCCTTTATAGAGTTGGCCGTTCGCCCGATTCGAAATCCCATCGAGGGCTTGGATGGGAAAACAAACCTCTGGGAAGTCGGCTAAGAGCAACTCGTTGCTATCGAGTTCGGTTTTGATCGAATCGAGCATATCACATGCATGCCCTTCATCGCTGCCGATCAAACATACGAAGTTGCGATGCCCATAGAGCACTGCCCAAATACATGCGACTTCGGCAATCGAACTCTTACCGCTACCACGAGCCATCGCGAGTGCGAACAAGCCCCCATGGACAACGGCTTGCTCAATCTTATTGATGACCTTAATATGGTCCGGCGACCAAGCCAGATGAAACGTCAATGGAAAATAGGTTTCACAAAAGTATCGGAAGTCACGCGACGCGCGATCTTTGCGATCTGGGTTATCGACCTCTGATAGTTCACCAATGTCGCGACCGGCAAGTGCGAGCGCTGCATTTCGCGCACGCGCTCGTTCCTTCATCGCATCGTATGGATCGACACCGTTGGTCGTACGAGGCGTATGTCGTACGACATGCATCCAAGCGCAATAGCGAAGCAAGTCAACGGTCTTGTTGTCGCCGATGCGTGCGCCGGCGCGTTGACGATGCCGATAGAGTTGCCGTTCGCTGATCACCTCGCCTAATGGCGTCGAGTTGAGCAGTCGACAAAGCTCACTAGGTTTTAGTTTCCTTGGATCACTCGCCACGTCCCATCTCCTTTGCTTGCCATGCGCTGTAGTGCACGAGGTTGATCGTTCCATCAACGTTCACCGGCGCACCGTCTTGTACGTCCAGTCGAATCTCCTCTGGCTCGATGCGTTCTCGGAATGCGGCCGACAATAGCTTCGCTGCTTGCTCTAACGAAAGCCTCGTCGGATCGACCTGATTGTTTCCTTCACTCATCGCATTTCTCCATGGTTTGGCATCTTGAAACGTGGGGGCACCGATTGCGCACTGTCGCGTCTTAGCCGCATGTTCGCCTCGTTATGCGGAGCATGTTTGGACGCGACCGTCGCGTAATGTTGGGGCACCGGTGGCCTCCCAGGAAACATGCAGAATTACTGGAAAAACATGCGGGAATCGCCTGGATGTTCCTCGAAACGCATGGCTCATGTGTGTCATCGC